GTGCATTAGGTCTACTAGTGTCACGTTACGCTAGTATACCTTTTTATAGCTGTGTTGGCGTCACGTACGCTAGCACAGCTTGTTTTGAATTGTCTATTACAGTTCACGTAGCTGTATTAGACATGAGCACATTTGTACACATTCTTTATCGACGGTTCGCATAGCCTTATAATTATGTAACCCCCTTTTGGAGGCTAGTGATTTGATCCCATTAGCCAGGTTAGTTAGAGATCCTCAGACTTTGATTTTACAAGGGTTATTCATAGTTAGTAGTAATATAAACCCCCCACTCTTCGGAGTGGAGCCACTTTGGTGGCAGCACCCTTACTGATTGGACGAAGTGTCCTCATCAGTCGTGTTAACATTTATTGTTGCGATTGATGCAATCTACATTGTAGATAGATCTAATGGTTGTTATCAACAACCCCCTGATGTATGGTGATGTCGACAAACACCTTACAGGGTAACAAAAGCAATTTTAGTATACGGTAGTACCGGAACTTTAATTTTGTCGCTTAGGAGCGCTATACCTCCTTTAAAGTATGGCCACCCCACCAGCCCGGCATGATTTATCATGACGGGGAGCCACAGATTTGTATGCTGGTTGATTTGAAAGAGCTTGCTCTTAGTCACAGTTAGGAAACTCCGTACGGAGGTAGTACAGTACAGATCGATAGTTGAACCAGAAAACCTTTATTTTAAGGTTTTGGTTCACTTGGCTCATTGGTTTTATTTAAGAAACAATGAGCAGTGAATCGAAACTAGACAAGAAAATTTTTACATTTCAGAAGAAAAATAAGAAGAAGAAGCAGAGTGCTGGGCAAAGGAAGCCGCAGTATCTCTCAACCAGAAATAATGTAGAAGGCTGTGGTGGGCAGTCACGGGATAATTGGTATGAAAAGAAGTCCCACTACAAGAAGAAGTCCAAAATGCAACCCCACATGGGTGAATCTTTTGAAACTTTTAGCAAATTCGTAGAATTGGCTGATGATTTGAAGGATAAGTATGGAGGGACTCAAGTTGACACAATAGTCCGTGAAATTGAGACGTTGTTGGCTTTGACCATCAGTATTACAAATGCCAGTAATATAATGGGCATCCTGGCTAGCACGTTTCAATATTTACAGACTCATTTGTCGGGATCTTTATTATTGCACTCAGTTGACCATTTGTCAAGTGTTTTTGGCTGTCGAATTGAACCTCACTTAGGTGAGGAGCCGAATAACACAGATAAGTGGGTTGACTTAATGCGTGATATTAAGTTAAATTGGAAAAGCGCCGTTTCGAATGGATTTTTCCGTAAATTCTCAAGTTTATTGGGTATGTTGGTGTCTGTTGGCCTGTGTAAGGCCAGCTCTGTTACATTTAAACTAGATACCTTTACAATTTGGGAGCCACGAATTCTAGATAAACATTCATCATGTTTTGATATTATTGATGCTGTCATTGAGACTGCAACTTTGTTTTGCGAGAGTCTCTATTTATGCTTTAAGGATCGTTCGTTTATGCCGTTGTTTACGGGTGAGTCGATCATGAAGAATTTGGACGATAAGTATAATACTATTGAACAATGGTGGTCTTTGGAAAGATGTGGTAATTTGCGGGAAATTGCTGGTGTTGAACCACACGAATTGGACAAGTTGTTGCGTGATACGGAAATTGCATTTCAGAAAGTTTTGAACAGCCTGAAACCTCATAGTTTTGAGTATAATATGGTTAATAGGAAATTTCAGAGATTGGCAAGTATTCGTGGAGAATTCGTGTTGCACCAAATTAGTAGTGGTATTAGACCGGCCCCATTTGCAATTGAGTTCTATGGTAAGAGTTCACAGGGTAAGACTACGTGTTGTGACCAAATCATTGACGCCTTGTTGATCAGTGCTGGATTAGATACTGATAAACAGAGGCGTGCTACAGTTAACGCTGGTGATAAGTTCATGTCTAATTGGACATCGGATAAACTAGTTATGATTGTAGATGACGTTGGGAATACGAAAGCTGACTTTGTTGAACAATCACCATTACGTTTGTTGATTGACGTAGCCAATAATCAAATGGCATATGCTGCAAAAGCAGATCTTGCAGATAAGGGAAAAGTTTTTATCTCTCCCGAAATTTTGGCTGTCACAACTAATGTTAAGAATTTAAATGCATATCAGTATTCGGCGAATCCATATTCCGTGCAACGTAGGTTTATTTGTATTACGGTAGAAGTGCATCCTGACTTCAGGAATTCGAATGGAACGTTGGATTCTGAGAAAGTTAAGGAGTACCAGATGCGTGAGAACCCACAGTTTGATGATATTTGGCAATTGACAATTGAAGAAGCTGTTAAACCACATGAAGAGACATCTATAGCGACTTATCGCAAAATTTCTTGGAATGGGGAGCTTTTAGAGAAAGTCAATTTCCAGACAGCATTGAACTTTTTGATTGAAAACTTTCATAAGCACAGAGATATTCAACATCATTTAGTTGATACGGCGCGTGCGCGCCAGAAAAAGTTGAATTTGTGTGGCGTGGATGGTTGTAAGCAAATTAGTGGGTTTTGCATTCACCATAAATGTATGGATGCACATTTTGGACCTGTACCGGTTATTGCAAGTAGTATTGGATATTTAGGAAGTTCTTTAGTCACAGATTTTAGACATGTAATGCATGATTTTGATTCCTTAAGTGGAAAGCTGTTGCGTTATTATGGTAGATCATTGATGAAGAAACATTCTTTCTATCCACTCATTCCTACAGATTGGCTTAGTAATAGGTATTTTCGGCAGTTGTTGATGCTCATTGATAATAGACGTTTCAAGAAAATAGCATTTAGATATTTGTTGATTACAGCTTTATGTATTATTTCACTATTGTATAGTTTATATGTTTGTGTGTTTAGTGAATGTAATGATGCTGTGATTGGTATTGTGATGCTGTTGACTTTGTTGGTCTACATTAGGATTTGTTCTTTTAATGAATGTGTGAAGCAGTCCTTCATTGAATCCGTTTACAGGAGAAATGCTATTTCGCCGATGCTCGATGAGTATAGAAATATATTGGTCAAAGGAGCTATTGGTGTTAGTGTATCTTATGCGGCTGTGTATGGAATTGTGAAGATCCTACGCACTTTCAAGCAGGAATTAAAACCTATTTTGAGTCAAGGGTCATTGACGCCGGAGAGTGTTGAGCAAGTACAACAACGAGATTCTGAGGAAAGTCCATGGTGTGATATTGTCAAGAGGCATTTGCCAATTTGTAAAAAGGCACAAACATCAACTTGTAGTGATCTGACAAATAATGTGTTGAAAAATTTGACATATGTTAGAATTACAGGGCCAGATGGTAAAGCCTATTTTGCAAATTCACTGTTTTTGCGATCAAATGTTGCAGTTATACCAAAGCATTATTTTGATCGTATTGGTGATAGCCTTTTGTGTGAATTCAGGAAGAAGATGCCAAAGCAAAATGGAGGCAAATTCTTTGCTGAAATTGACGTAAAATATTCATATCATGTACCACTAACAGATTTAGTTATTTGCTATGTCAGCTCAGGAGGTTCTTTTAAGGATCTAACTGATTATTTCCCTATGGATGTCATGCGAGCCGTACCGTTTAAGTGGTTATGGCGCGATGAGACGGGGGAGATTACAGATAGTGTTGGAAGAACGCATCCAGAAAGAGTTAAGACTACGCATTTTTACTATGATGGTGGTACATATGATTTGACAATACCCACTAAGTTTGGACATTGTGGAGCACCTTTAGTATCTAATACCCGTGGTAATTGTATCGTGGGATTCCATTTAGGTGGAGTGACTGGTACACCACGCGGTGGTTATGGTATTCTAAAGAGACAACAGATTCTTGATGCTATTGAAGTTTTAAGTAAGCAAGAAGGTGTTGTCTTGACAGGTACGGCAGAGAAATTTGAGACGGAAGTGCTTGGTAAGCAAGTCTTAGATGAACAGGCTGCCTTGCCCGTAAAGAGTGCTCTCAATTATATGCCACAAGAATCTCAGATTGAGTACTATGGAAGTTGTGGTCCAACGTCCACTTTTACAAGTGATGTTACTAAATTGCCAATTTCAGATACTATAGCAGAAATTTGCGGAGCCCCCAATATATATAGGGGACCCGTTGAGAAACCTGCTTGGTTTGGTTGGCAGAAATGTTTAGAAGGGATGTCGCATCCTGCTCTGCCATTCAAGCAACATACACTTGCGAAAGCAATTTTGGATTATAAAGTGCCATTGATTAAAGTTATTAGGCGTACGATGTGGAATGATTGTGCACCTCTAACTCTGGAAGAGAATATGAATGGAATTCCAGGTAAAAGATTTATTGATGGTATTAAAATGGACACAGCGATTGGTTTTCCTTTAACAGGGAAGAAGAAATCTTTCCTGGCAAAGGAAGAAGTGACTGCAGATGGGTTAGTCAAACGTGAATTTACTAAGGAAATATATGATGAGATTGATCGGTGCGAGCAATGCTATAGGGCAGGGCAAAGGGCCTACCCGATTGCAAAAGCTTGCAAGAAGGATGAAGTTTTAGCAAAAGAGAAATGTCGCATCTTTTACGGAAACGCCATCTCATTAACGTATTTAATTAGGAAATATTACTTACCCATTTTGCGTGTATTGCAAATGAATCCCCTTATTTCAGAATGTGCTGTTGGTATTAATTGCCATGGACCTGAATGGGAGGAAATGCAAAATCACGTATTGAAGCATGGTAAAGAGAGAATTATCGGTGGTGACTATGGAAGTTATGATCAGAAGATTCCCTCTCAATTGTTGATTGCAGCACTGAGGATTCTCATCGATTTGGCCTCTGAGTGTAATTACTCAAAGGAGGATATCGATGTGATGAAGGCAATGGTTGGAGATATAGTCTTCTCAGTTATTGCTTTCGATGGTGCGCTGATCGGATTAACGAGAGGCTCACACATTAGTGGAAATTCGTTGACAGTGGTTTTGAATGGTATAGTTGGATCATTGGGAATGAGATGTTTTTATTACACTGTGTATGACACACCACCTCCTTTTAGGGAGAGAGTAAGTGTGATCACGTATGGTGATGATAACATTGGTTCCACACATCCTGATGAGGACAAGTTTACCATTAAGAATCTATCTGAATTTCTTGGAATGTATGGTCAAATTTATACCATGCCAGACAAGAATAGTGAGTTGACGGATTATCTGGATTATGCCGATTTTGAATTCCTGAAAAGGAAAAGTGTGTATATTCCAGAAATTGGACAACATGTTGGTGCATTAGTTGAGAAGTCAATCTTCAAATCTTTGCACATGCATTTATATCCTCAAGGACATCCACTGTCTGAAGAGGAGTGTAGTGCCTTAAATATAGATGGGGCTCTACGTGAATGGTTTAATCACGGTAGAGATGTCTATGAGGTACGACGCGTCCAGATGAAGGAAGTTGCACGGCGTTGCAACATTGACCATATCTGTACAATGCTGGATTGTTCGTACGGCAGTATGGTTAATAAATGGATGAAAACGTACAAAGGTGCTGAGCAGCCTTAAATGCCGCCCCGGTTTCCCTCGGGGTTCCAGTGTATAGTTAAAGAGGAATTTTGTGTATATGGATACCGGCAATTTATGTTACTCGCCAATTTTGTTAGGCTTTGCACATTAGATTTAGGGACTCACATGTCTCAAAGAGGAACCTCACGCTACCGATGAGTCTAAGTAGTGTGTGATAAATGACTTATGAGCTTTTATGAGACAAATTCCACTTCAGGTACCTCGGTGTCGGACCTGAGTATGTATATAGACACCAATGTACAGCTTTTTGCTGGATACAGCCGGTTATTTTTGGGATCAGAACCTGTAGATGTTATCGCATTTGAGGGGATCTATTACCAGCTGTCAAACAAGCCTTCGGGCTTGATGGGCCGATTCCGAGTCCTGCAACTTGATCATCTTATGATGGTTTATGATTTCAGAACTAGGAGTTGGTACCAATCATTTCGGAAGTATTTTGACCAATTGCGCGAGAAGACTGCTCGATTACAGACGTTGCAGACAAGTAGCGAGATGGAGATTTTGTTAGCTTCATCCGTCAGACTGTCAACGTTTAGTGGTGTTTTTAAACATCATGGAAGTTTTCTGACTCGTGTATTTAGAGATCTACTTCCGGAATTGTCGGATGATAACGCTAGGACTCTCGTCTGGTCTATGAATTTAGATGAGCGTCATGGTTTGTATTATCCGACTTGCGATGTGCGGGACAGTGCCAACACAAGTATGTTGTTGGCACCACGTTTCGGCGACGCATTAGAGGCACACATGGGTGTGCTTGATCAGCCAGATGTTATTGGAGATTCCAAGACAGAAACGCGTGAACAACAATTTATGTTTGCTGATGATAGGGAAGGTCACAAGGTGATCATTCCATCAGCGGTAGATGATGTTCGTTCTATTCGAGATGAGGATTTCGCGCGTTTTGAGAATTTCTTCGAGAGGCCACTGAAGCTTAATGCTTATAAGTGGCAAGTAGGAGGAACTCTATTTGCTGATATTAACCCATGGGACGACTATCTTGAGCATCCCGTTATAGTGAACCGTGTTAATAATTTTAAATTGTTACGTGGTACATTATGCTTTAAGATTGTCGTTAGTGGCACGCCATTTCATTATGGACGTGCCATAGCTTGTTATCAACCATTGCATCGTTATGATACAATTTCTGATTTCAATACTCTTACGCAAGAACCATTAGTGCGTATGACAAGTTTGCCAAAGGTCTTTATTGATCCTTCTGATTCTTCAGGTGGTTACATGGAATTGCCATTCTTTTACCATCGTGACTATGTAAATATTACGAAGAGAGAGTGGATTAATATAGGCAACATCTTTTTGAGGACATTAAATCCCCTTAAGCATGCAAATGGTGCAAACAATGATGTAACAGTTACCACTTTCGCATGGATGAAGGATGTGGAATTGGCAGCTGCTACAAGTATTGATAGTTCAGCGCTGCAACCGCAGATGGGAGAGATAGATGAGGCCAATGAAAATGGCGTCATTTCTGGACCAGCTACGAAGATCGCAGGCTTGGCAGCTAAATTGGGTAAGGTGCCTTATATAGGACCTTATGCTGATGCCACACAAATGGCTGCAACTGGTGTTGCCAATATGGCGAAACTCTTTGGAATGAGTAGGCCTCCACAGACGAAGAATGTGGAGCCCTATAAACCAGAGACTGTTTCGTCATTGGCGTTAACAACAGTGCCCGATAGATCTGCTAAGATGACAGTTGATGACAAGCAGGAGATGTCAATAGATCCACGTATAAGTGGTACATCTAGCACAGTCGATCCATTGTCCATACAAAATATAGTTAGCCATGAATCATGGTTTGATACATTTACGTGGGCTGTGGGAGATAACACAGAGACGTTCTTATGGAATTGTCGTGTTAATCCTATGATATGGAGAGAAGGTGCGGGTGGAGCGCTTTACTTGACATCTGTTGCATATGCAGCTTTGCCATTTAATTCTTGGTCTGGTTCTTTGGAATTCAGAGTACAAGTCGTGTGTTCCAAAATGCACAATGGAAAATTGAGGATCAATTATGATCCTAATTATAATTCCGTGCAGGATGGCACATATAGTCAGTACTTGACTTCGTACTCTAAGATTATAGATTTGAGACATTCTACTGATTGTACCATTTCTATTCCTATGAACCAGGTTCAGACATTCATGGAGATGCCAGCACCAGGTCTGGATGCTGTAACAGAGGTTTATTCCACAACACAATATGCCGCTATTAGCGACACGTTATTTAATGGAACAATCTCTATAACCGTGATGAATGAGCTAACAACACCAAATAGTACTACAGATAATGACGTTGAAGTTAACGTCTATGTCAAGGGTGGTAAGGATCTTACTTTTAGGGAGCCAACGAGTTTGTTGTCTCGCTATGAAGTGGTCCCTATTGGTTTTGGAGCTCAAATGTCTGCACCTTCCGAGGAGCAAGAGAGAGATGCACAAGGAGCTATCCTAGAACCGCATATGTCTGAAGCAATCCATCCTGATGGTGATATGGCTATTGAAAATAAGCCCACACAAGAACCATGTATGGATATGACAGCTGCAGGTATGTCTACTAGTGTTGGTGATGTTTATTATGGTGAGATTATTGAGTCTTTTAGACCATTGATCAAGAGATTTAATCACCATGAGCGCATTGTTACCAATCCTAGCGACAATTTGGGAATGAAGATGTTGAATTTTACACGATCTGCATTTCCACGGTTGAAGGGAGAAATGCCAAATGCGGTTACGCCCACTCTTGTACCAGCTGGAAACTATAATTTTGTGAATATGACTTTATTGCAATATATCACACTTGGTTTCTCTGGTTCTCGTGGTGCTATCCGCTGGAAGATGGTTCCATTTCATGACAAGAATGCCATGTCACAGTTTAGAGTTGAGCATAGGAACGTTAGATTCGGGCAGACAGAATTGTACCGAACAGCGAATTCCTCGTTTAACACTGCTACATCAACTTCTAATGAGTTGTCACGTAGAGCTGTGATGGGTGGTCAAATTGTCAATATAGAACCATTTACTGGCATGGCTGGAGGAGTTCTCAATCAATCAACTGTTAATGGGACAGTTGAGTTTGAGGTTCCATATTACACACCTCTACGATTTGAGCCTGGAAAAAGGAACAATTATGAGGTGCGTGATTTGGATTATGATAGAGGTTATCCCTATGACAGGGTACTCATCGGCGAACTGGGTCTTCCACTTGACGATGCAGCTATTAAGGTGCTAGCAGTGGATACTTATGTTGCCGCCGGTGAGGATTACACTACATACTTCTTCACTGGAGCTCCACCATTGTTGTATAGAGCAACACTGCCTACGGTGGCATAAAAACCGTTAAATAAAGTACACCCCTGTGGCCGGGGTGGGCGTCCCATGTGGGCGACCAGGGTTCGAGCCGAATAGAATTTATGACAAGTTTGTTTATTTTTACTCGGCCCGTGCCGAGGTTTTTAGAACAAGGGAGTCACAAATTTTAATAGCTGAACTCTTCGCTTTTGGGTGACCAAAGGAGGTGAAATCATACCCGAGAGGGGTTGTTTTCATGGGGAGTCAACTCTGC